TCTTTACCAAGTATAAGATTAGGGGTGATGATAGACCAGATAATGTTGCGTTTAAAGAGTATGGTAGATCTGATCTAGACTGGATCGTTTTAACTAGTAATAATATTTTAAATATTCAAAGTGAATGGCCTATACCACAGTTTGAATTTGATAAGTATCTAATTGAAAAGTATGGAACATATGACAACTTAAATAATACTCATCATCATGAAACAACAGAACTTAAGAATAATAATAATGTTATTATTGTTCAAAAAGGTTTGAGAGTAGAGTCTAATTATTCAATTACATATTTTGAAGACTCTGGAATGGTCACACAAAATCCCGTTGTAGAGGTTACAAATTATCAGTATGAAGAACAATTGAACGATGATAAGAGAAATATTTTTCTACTGAAAGATATATACTTAAATGTTATCATTGATGATTTTCAAGATCTCATGACATATAAAAAAGGTTCCAGTCAATATAAGACTGAAACCTTGAAGACTGCTGATAATATCAGACTATTCTAATATCACTCTTCAGCAAGTTTTTGGAAATAAGACAATGCATCATCTTCATCTGAGTCAGAAGACTTGGTAGGAGTGATGTCTGGTGCATTAAAGTCTGCAGTGGGTTCAGGACGACGTGCTTGGAAGTCCGGTGAATAAGAACCACGATCATTGTCCTCATTAGAGGTCTCTTCATCATAGCGACGGGCAGGTGGTTTAGCACCGAGCACCATCTTCAGACGCTTCTCTAGATCCTCATAGGACTTGAACTGGTCCGCAGCAGTCAGTGCAGTCAGAGAATACTGCTTCTGCCATACGGCTTCCAGTGCATCATCGTCATCTAGAAGTGGCGAAATCTTATCAAACTCAGAAGAATCATAGTTCCAGTAGCCTGCAACTTTCTTCAGTTTCAGTTTGAAGTTAGCACCTTGCCAGAAGTCAAAAGGATTGATTGGAGTCTCATCCTCAAACTCAGGTTGCATTGCTTCCATGACCTTATCAAAGATCTTCTTACCAAACTTATACAGGAAGACACGACCTTCATTCTGAGGGTTAGCCTTATCCTGCACAACATAGATGTTGGCATAGTAAGAGAGTTTGCGTTTCTGCTTACGAACAGTTTCTTTATCTGCTTCGTTACCACTGTTCCAAAGTTCACGATTGTGCTCTGAGACAGGATCCTTACCACCACCTGTAGTCAGAGAGTTTTCAATATACCAACCACCAGGACCTTGGAAGGCATGGGAGTACATCTTTGCCCAGGGAAGTTCTTCTCCATCTGGTGCGGGTAGGAAACGGATTACGGCATAACCATTGCCGGTCTTATCCATTTCGGGTTTCCAGAGACGCTCATCAGCACCACTAGAAGTATTGTTCATCTTCTCTACTTCTTTTACCAGTTTAGAGGTAAGAGAACCCAGAGAGGATTGCTTTTTAAGATCAGAAAATGACATTCAGATTACCTTAGATTAATTAGATTTGGCTTGTGTGTACTTCGTTATTCTACTTGTCTAAATCACCATTGTCAATCTGCCGTTTCATTATGTCCAGCATCTTTGACATGTTGTTGAAGACTGTATTTAAATCACCTCCCTCAGGGAGACCCATCATCGTTGCTGACTCGATGATTTTATCTTTCATTCGTTTTGCTTCAGGATCGTCCGATAAACTCAGTCTAGCAAAAAGAACTTTTTGTTTATCAAGAAGTTTTTCCATCATTGCAACATGAAATGATTTCTCCTCATTATTCATTGAGGGAAATGAAAAGACATTACGATAAACCCACACTGGGTCTTGTAATTTTTTATCCCAATCTTTTCTGAATTCAAGAATTCTATCAAGTATTACCAGAGTTTCAATTGAGATATTATCTTTTAAATATTCTTTAAGAATTTGTGGGTGGCTAGTGCCTTCTAAAGAAAACATACCATTAAAATTATTGTCTGCAAATATAGATCCAGTTTCTTCCTTGAACAAGTAAGTAAGTGATTGGGTTCGCTTTTTCCAATCAGTGTATCTACTCTCACCCTCTCTTATCATCTCTCCAATCCAAAGTTTACTTGGATCAGTACAGGTAATAAAATTAGATACAAAAAATTCAATTACTTCTTGATCTGTTTTCTGTCTGGATACTTTTTCAAACCAAAATCTATCCTTTCTTTTGTAAAAGGATTGAACAGTAGCACGACTCTTACCACAATACTTATGATAATCATACTTCTCTTTCGTGAAGTGATTCTTCAGCGAAAGATATTGCTTATAGGCATCAAACGGCATCATGAAAAAAGTAATAGGGTCAATTTTTTGCCGAAATTTTTTTCGGACAAAAATAGAATCAAATAGGTAATTTTGCTCTGGAACTTCTCTTCAAGAAGTTAAGTTCTAGTGCTTCACATTTCAACTTTTCTTTGAGTGGTTTAGATATCAGTTTGGGAACCGACTCCACATCAATACTATTATTGTCACAGAAGTGAACAACAGCATCAATATAACTCATTCCGTCACCAGTATGAACAAGAGATTCAATCTCTTGTGCGAATCGAGAGGGGCAGAAGAATTTATTTTCTAGTGCTTTTTCTAGTTCATTCTCCATTCTCTGTCCTAAGATTGTGAGATACAAATTCTTTAATATAGCGAACCAATAATTTAATATAATCCCCTTTGTTCCTTTTGTCAAATACCTTGACCTCACCGCCGGGGGTAACCATGATAGTGATAAGTTTCTTGATAGGGATACCAGTCAACTCATAGTAAGCAGATGCATAGAACATTTCTTGAACGAAATAGTTCTCCAACCACTCTTCTGGTTTAATTTTTTCGGATGTTTTAAAATCAATGACTGCGAGTTCTCCTTCGTACTCTCCGATGCAGTCAACTCTACCAGCTAACCCAAGATACTCGGAGTACAGAGTCCTCTCTATAGCG